CGCAGATCTCTCCGCGTGGGTTCCGAAAGGTTACCGGGTTATCAGAAAGATCAAGGGAAAGACAAAGAGTAGCTTCCATAATAGTATGGCCTAATCCTTGAAGTTCCCTACGATCATCATCTTGTAAATGTTGAGCCACCCAGATTGCGTCTGAGCGGCTTGCGTTGTGGATTAGGTTCACAGTTTAAAGGGGTCTAATTCCTTTAGTATTATAAGTACCTTCCCAATCAAGCGATGTAAATGCTGTATGAAAAGGGTATCTAGCAATCAATGCAAATGTAAATTGATCGCCCCTAGCCATTATAGGTACAGTACTTTGAGCATTGCGAACAATAGGAATGTTATTTGATTGATAATTATCAGCAATAATTTGCGGAATACTTAACGTAAAAATGTCTTGCGTTAACTCGCTAATTACCCCGGCTTCATATGGGCCAGAGTTGAAACTATTTACCTTAATCCTACTAATTATAGGAATATTAAGAGTATCTTTAACACTTTTAGATTCATCTTTAACCACATAAAACGCTGGTAATATAGCCACACTACTATACGAATAACCCAAAGCAAATTTTGAAGTTGTTTGGTTACCCTCTACTGTCAGGAAGTATCTTTGTCCTATTGGTTGTGTTAAATCAACTTGAATTTCTTGCTGTTTAAAATAACCAAGCACATCAAAATCAAGAGAAACCAGTACGGGAATACTAGTAATATTGAAATCTTCATATCCGTTTTTAAAACAAATATGAGTAAGTTCCGCAGCAGAATCATATACCAAAGTTGGATTGTAATCTACTAAGTCAAGATGTACATCTAAGGCTTTTCCTAAATTTGCTAATTGGGTAGAAAAACTACTAGAAGCATCAAAAGTTTCAGGTCTAAGACACATCTTACTTAATACATATCCATTGTCATGCTGCGTAACAACAAATAGTATGTCATGATCAAATGTAAAAAACTGAATTGGTCCTAGTAATCTCCAATCAAACCAGCCAGCTATCCGTTTATCACCACTATTAAACCACCTCCATAGGTAAAGAGTAGAGGGGTTTTGTTTGCTAAAAATAGCTAAAGTGCCAACTGATTGAGATACTTGCATATCTACTACACCAGAAGGTATATATGAAGGGATTGGTCTTGTTAATTCAATGGACTCAGGTTTACCATTACCACCTTCTAAAATCATTTCATAGACAGAAGAAGCTTTTTCTTTTTCCTCTAGAAACACATAACTATCACCAATATCCAACGGAGCTAAACGATCTGTTTGGCTAAACGTTGATACAAGATTTATTTCAGCAGTCTTTGAAGAAAAGGATTCAGTTGTAGTTGATAGTAACAGTTGAGAATTATCACCAAATAGTAGTAATCCCTTCGGAGTAGCAAGAGCGTGTTTTAATTTAATTGGTTTTAATGTACTAGCACTAATATCAATAGGATCACTATCAACAAATGTAATGAGTGTACTAGCAAAGAAATTAAAGTAATCCCCTGCTTGAGAACATATTACATTTTGCCGAGAAGTAAATACAAGACGGTTTTTAAAAAAGGAAATTGCATCAATTGGATACCCAACAAAGGAAGGCATGGGGTTAGTTTGATCATCACCAACTTCCCGATATTTCCAAAAGTTAAGACTATTGGAATCCCCTTCAAGAGGAGCACTAAGAACAGCTGTAACGGTAAAGGTATCACCAAACGTAGTTGCAACAACATCTGCTGCGGTGTATCCTTGGCCTTGTTGAACAATACTAACTTCATCAATAATACCAACTACGCTTGTTTCTAGGGTAACTCCAGCTCTTAGCTCATTACTAATAGCTTGAAATGCTCCATTTGCGCTATAAAAATTATTACCAATTGTTAAGGAAAATCCTTTTTTTGTTATGCCTATTTGTACCCCGCCGACAAACCACACATATGAGTCTGAAGTCTGTCTAACATAAGTACTAGTGTTAGCAGCTGTACTAACCGTAGTGCTTACAATTTTGACTTTTTCAACTTTAAGCCTCAGGTTATTGCCAGTACCACCTGTCACAGCAAACTGTTCCCCAACTACATGCCCCGCACTGGTAGCAGAAGCAATTGCCACTGAAGAAGTGATTCCTGGTACATATTTAATAAACCTTACGTCACCTACTGCTGTTGTACTTGCTGCTGTTGTAACCGTAAAAGTATTTGCTGTTGCATTAGCAACTACATAATTACCATCAATTGCAGTTCCAGATGTAAACTTTAAATAAATTGGTGTTCCGTTTGTTAAACCATGACTAAATTTTGTTATTGTTAGTGTTGTACTAAGATAACGAAAATAAACACCAGTGTTAAGCGCAGCTTGCGATTCATCAAGACGCCGATAAGTAAAGGTACCATTAGCCTCTCTAATGATAGCATGAGGCATCGTATTGGGATTTAAATCCAACGCAGTTTCTGGTGCTACCGTTTCTTCCCAAGTACCTGCGCCTGAATTTGAATTATTACTGGTTTTAAAAATTACCCAGTAATCATCAGTATTGGATTCAGCTGAAGCTGATACCTTAAGTTTTAAATTATTTAAAAACTGCTTAGGAAGCTGAGAAGTAGATCTAACCGAACCTTTAAACGCATCAATTGAAGTGCCAGTGTTTCCACCTCTTGCTGTAATTTGAAAATCTCCACCGTTAGCTCTTTTAATATGAATATTATTACCAACACCAGTTGCTACAAAATCAACGTTAGCGTTAATTGCTGCAACAAGATTACCGACAATATCACTTACGTTTAACTGTGGTGTTGTAGTAGCTGTAGTTGCTGGTGTAGCATACGAATAGTCTGTATTATCTATCGTAATAAAGTATGTAGAGTTATAAGCTACGGTGTTAATACTAACAAAAACATAAGGTATTTCAAGAGGAGAAATTACTGTATCTTTTTCTACAGTTTTGTTTCGATTTAAAACAAAAATGTAATCATTTATCTGAAGTGTTTGAAGGTCATCTGTCAAGCTATGAACAGCATAGGCAGTAGCTTCAGGGTCTACAAAATTAATAGTTTGTTGTATTCCTGTGTTGGCACTCCAAATTTTAAGTGCTCCTGCTTTACTAAATTGAACGATATATTTTTCTTTATCATCACGGAAGATTGGAAACCAAGTTCCATCTGCTACAGCGTTGTCTAGCTTACTAATGCCCTGTAGTCCTGGACGTTTGGTAAGGCCAAGAGCAGTGTCAGGGTAATAATTAGTACACGCCCGTAACTGACTACTTGCTTTAATAGTATCTGGTTGTTGAGATACTCCACCAATGAGGCTAAAAATTTTCTGAGAAATGGCTGCCATTATCGTGCAATAGTACGGAACGGAGTGTAGGAAATGTAAAAATTTTGGCCGGTTTCGACACCAAAAATATTAACCTCTGAAGTGTTGGTATCATATGCAATACAGTTAGCCCGTAGCAAACCTTCATCTTGTTGGTTAAACTTAAACATCTCTTGAGAACCTACCACGCTGCCAGCAAAGACACGCGCTGCTCGTTGGGTGATGTAATCTTTAAAGACTTGTGGTAGATCTTCAAATGGAAATAACCAAACCACATCACAAACAACAGGACTACTAGTCCAGGAAGTAAAGCTATGACTGATTTTATCGTAAAGTTTACCGTCTCTTATTACAGTTTGATACTGTTGGACGTTCTCGTATTTGTTGTCTGACAATTGGAGAACATTGTCGGGAATGACAATTTCATCATTAGTGTTAGGAGTGAAGGGATACTTGACTTCAGTATTGAAATGCCATCCTTCGCCTTGAACTTCCCGATTAACAGAATCAAGAATTGATAGAGCAGTAGAAATTTCTGGGTTGGCGATGTCGAGCGACACCACTGGTGCCTGCCCGATGCCCGTCAACATTTTGTTGATGGCTTGAAGTTGGGTCGTCATAATTCGGACAGGAGTTATTAAAAGAAAAGGGGCCAACCTTTAACAGCCAGCCCCAGTATTAAAAGGAAAGATCCTCAAACGTTACGGAAAGCACCGGCAACGCCGACGCGCACAGCACCGCAACCATAGGCCAGACGGCCCACGATCACGTCACCTTGGTAGATCACCTTGGTGTCAGCACCAGTGGTCTGAACGCTGGGGCCAATGGCCTCAACAACGCCAGCAACATCACGGTGGAAGATCAAACCGCAG